GTAATGTTTTTTGCCTTAGCGGCCAGTGCCTCTTCTACTGCCTTTGCAAAAGCTGGGTCAATCTTTTGTGTATCCTTGTTACGAGCTACAATAGCATCTGCTACAGCTTTGTCGTTTAGGTACTTCATTGTTTGTTGGCCGTGCATTTTGACTCCTTTGGGTTGGGTTTCTTCTATATATAATAATACAAAAAACAGGGGGTTAGCGCCCTTTTTATTTGCTAGGGCCGTTGATAATTAGGGTAAATTGGAGCGCCCAGTCCTGCCAGTGCTCAAACAATTCTGGATCTGGAACTGGATATACTGAAAACCTTGGAAGCTGAGTTATGTTTTTGGCTGCTATTTTCCAATCTTTTTCCGATGTGTGGGGAATGGGTTCAGCCCCAAAATATATAATAACGTTACCGTTCCAGTCTTCCCAACTTATATTAGTTGGGGTAACTGGAAAAAATATCTGTTCGGACATTATGGGCGCTCGTCGCCGTACTCAGCGGTAATTAACAGCCTGCCCATTTCATAATTACCACCAATATCGTTTGAAGTAAACGTTAGTGTAAGTTCACGGTGTTCCACGCGCAAGTCAATTTTACCGGTTGTGGCATCAAAGTAAAATGGTCCTGAATTTTCTACTGGACCTCTTGCAAATTTACGACCATCCACTTCCATAGTCATAATGCCGGATTGCACAAAGTCTGGTTCTACGCGGCGTAAGTGCATACGGCGATTTGGGCCGGATGTTGTATCTTGGGAGGGCGTACCGCCGACCCAACTAATATCGCAAGTAGTAAAGCTAGAAGTAATGGCCGTTTCATTAGATAAAGATATCTTATTATATCCGTACTCTTGCTGCCAAATTGGATAACCACCTTCGATATAATACACAACGTCTCCGGGAGCCACACCAGGAACAAAATCAGTTGTTGCTGTTACCAAAGTAACGCCCGGAGCCGGAACAAAAGAGTCAATAATTAATTGACTGGTATCAACTGTGTACACTTTAGATGCAGGATTTCCAGAGTTTGAAAATGAAAAATGGTCTCCGGGTGAGAACGACGGTGTAGCATCTCCATCTAAATAAAATTGATTGGCTGCAGGGGCTGGCTCACCAGCGGGCGTATCAATCAAAGTAAATGGTGGGCTATACGTCACATCGTAATCCCAACCAGCCCAAATAGGTGACGGAAAAATTTCAGTAGTGTAACCACAAGAACGACGAGCACCTTCGGCTTGGCCAGCATCATACCAGATCTTATCTTTTACGTTGTAGATAATTGCATCAGTAACTTCTGTGGATGAACCGCGGGGATAAAAGAACCAGATCTCGTTATAGCGTGGAACCTTAGTGGCCCATACTTTTTGACGTGCTGTAAAATTAATGTTATCAAATAGCCAGTTTACATTTTTATCATTAGCTAAAACATTAACTACCCCGTTGTATAGATAAAAACGGTCAACGCCAAGCCAGTAGTACACACCATCCATCTCAACAAAGCAAGATGAAGACATTGTTGAGATCTGGCTGGAAATAATATCATAACGCCAATATAAAGGCGCCGAACCAATAAACGATACACGAATTAGTGAATCTGTAGCCCAGAACAAACCAGACGGTGAATTTGTACCGCCGCGAACGGGAATACCTTTAATAACCTTGGAGGATGACATGTTGATCTGGTTGGCTGTTGGGCCATTCCAGTCGGTCAGTGTCTGTGTGCCATACGCAGTTTCTACGTGGTTGTTTGCAAGGTAGCCGTTATCGCCGTACACAAAAATGTAGGGGTATAGTACACATACGCCGCCGTTAACGCTAATAGGTCTGTATGTTGGATTTTGTCCTGTACTATCTGACAAGCCATAGAAATTCCACACATCGCCGCCAGTTGGTAAAATATCGCCAACCAATACTTGTGTTTCCTCAGCATTATCAATGTTTATTAAATTTAATCCGGGGTGTGCCAATACTTTTAATGCTGCTCCCACCGGAGAATATTGTAAGTCAAACTGCCAAAGATTACGAGCATCCGGTGTAAAATGTGTGTTATATAGCCATACGTTTGCTGGGCTTCCGCTGATGGTTTCAGTAACAGTAACAATAGTATCTGGTGTGGTAAATACAGATCCCGTTACGTTAAATACAGTGGGGGGATTTGTCTGCGCAAAGATAACCTTAGTGCCATTTGGGAATATAGATGTGTAGTCAACCGGTGTAGAGGCACCGCTGTGAATTGTAAATGTATTGGTTGTGTTTGATGCAACAGCAAATTCTGAATAGCCGGGTAAAATGTTTGCAATGTATGGCCCGGAACCAACACCTATAGTGTTACCAGTAATAAATACATCAAGGCCATATTGGTTACCAGTAAAAATATAGTTAACGCCGTTATACGGGCTAACAATCATTCCACGCGGCACACCAGTGAATGTGCCAAAGATCTCACGGTAGCCACCAATTTTCTTAGGCGTGCCACGCTGAAAACGGCACCATACACCGTCTTCATATTCTCTTGACTCAAAGTTAGTGCCGTCGCGTTTAATACCCGGTTGAACACCTAACGTATAAACAAGATTATACTGTTCTTGTGCTGTTCCGGAATCTTGTTGCTGAGCCATTAGAATGTTCCACCAAGAACGCCGCCAGTGGCGGTAATAGTTTTAGTTGTAGAAATTGTAGCCGCCGTAGTAATGTTTGGATTACTTGGTGTAGAGCCATCCAAAGTCATTATATTAGTTCCATTCGCAGTTAAGCCTAATGCGCCTGTGGCGCTTAAATACATGCCGGTGCTTGTATCAGATAAAAATGAAAACGTTGGTAGTATTGCAGAACCATCGGCACCATAATAATATGTTGACGAGTTTTGAGAAAGAATAATAAGTTGATTACCATCGCAAAGAACCGTCACAATACTTCCGGGAGCTAGTGTTAACGCCGGAGAAAGTTGTCCTGATATAGTAAATGTTATATCGTATAAAACCGTTGTGGTGTCATTAACTAAAATATATAGTGCTGTAGTAGCTGGCAATATAACGTTAAGTGGTGTTGTTCTTGCACCAGATAAATTAACGTATGTCTGAATAATTGGGGCAAAGGTAACAAGGCTTAAATCGGGGCCTATAATATTATCTACGTCATATACCGCAGAGGTAAACGTTACGTTTGTGGGTGTTTGCAATCCAACGGTATAAAATTCAGAAGTAGATTGCTGATAGAAAATAAAACCAGAACCGCCGGGTTGAACGCCAATGTTAGCTACTTTATTGATCGAAGCGCCGCCGGTTGTAGTTAATGATAGCGTGCCCGTGCCGTTATTTCTAAAGCCAATCCACCAACCGGAAGACAATGATGACGTGGCTGGAAGAACAAACGCCCCGTTACCACTGTACCAAACAAACGTCTGGGCGCGGCTTGCGTCAGTAATTGTGGGGGCTGTGGTTATTGTTGAGGGGGCTTGTGTTACAGCCAATTGACCTGCAATAGCAGCAAGACCGGCGCCAGCCAATGTGGCCGCATCGGCAGATGATGTACCAGCGCCAAAGGTTACATTTTGCCACACACCAGCTTCAGTGCTGTTGTCCGACAAATAAAAATATTTAGAAATTCCGGGAGCAATTGCAACAGAGCCAGACCCGCCATAATTGGCAACATAAAATGTTTGTGCACCAAAGTTACGGAAAAGAATATCAATACCATTAGCGCCTTGCGCCGCATTTGGTAAAAATACGGTTAGTCCGCTGGTAGATGGAGTGCAGTCCATAATACGTGACGCAGGCACCTGTGTGCCATTAAGCACAGAAGGCCAGTACAGCTGGGTATTGACACTAAAGGCTAATGGGTAGTATGTAACGTCCGTCTGCTGGACAACGTCACCGGTAAATGGCGATACGTAGGACGGCATGGATTAAGGTTCCTGTACTGTTGTATTGCGGTCAATACGACGTGAATCGTCTTCTTTCTTGAGAGCAGCCAAACAATCTGTGTAGTATTGTTTCCACACGGGCAATTTGTCCAATGCTTTCAAATAACCTTGGGCTTGTAATAGCGTGCCAAATAACATTGCCTGGGGAGCAATCTGCGTAAACAAGTTAGTCTGATTGGTTGAGTCTAGTGGCTGCACTAAACTATAGTAAATAATTTCTACTGGGTAGTCTACATCTGGCGACGGTGCAAAGTTCCAGTTGTTGTAATCGTACTCGGCGTAAAACTTCGGCTGACCTAAGTCAGACTCAGAGTTGTATTGTGAAATGTAATCTTGTGAACGCATTACAATTGGCGCGCCATTAATCTTCATGGAGATTGTTTTTCTCCAGCGAGTGGGCTTAACCAACACGGGGTTTGTAGCTGTCAGTGTTGTCTCTACCACAACTAACTGCAATAAAGACTTTAACTCAGCGGCAATAGCAGACTCAGCCAAACCGATAAGGGTTGGGATCATCGCCACAAAGTCAGCGTCGTCACGCTCCATGTAGTTGATTACATCAGCTACAAGATTGTCATAGGTCTGTACGTATGCTGTGGTCATCGTGTGTAGTAACTAATATTAGGTTGGAAGTAGATAGGTGACTTGTCACGATCTTCTTCTTCAAATTGAGTGCGTGCGTTCATTGCCTGCATTTCCAAGTATTGGATGCGATTAATATCAACGCCGGGTAGCTGCATAGACAACTTGTGGGATAGCGCTGCTTGGAAGTAGTTAAGCGCACGATCTGGCATATACAATTCGTTAGTCAACGAGCCGACATCTTGTGGCTGACACTCAAGGATAAGTGAGAACGCTTGAAAGTTGTTGTTGGGCACGGGCCACAGGTACATCTCTGGATCAACCTGACGGTTAAACCAGTACTGTAGTGTACGCTGGCTTGGGAATTGTTTGTTGGGCAAAGAAAAGTAATCAGTACGATTAAGTCTTGCCATTGGAATGACTTGTTGTGATTGGGCAAACTGTAGGGCACGCAACGACATCGTAGAGCCAGTGTTGCGGTTGTTTAGCCTGTAAAAGTTAAACGACTGCGTTGTGTTAATGCCATAGTATTGCCATTGTCTGTCGGCCAATGTTACTGACGGGAACGACTCCCAAGTTTCCCATGTGACGCCGTCTGTGCTTACTTGAAAGTCAAGATCGTAAGTAGCACTGCCACTAGGAGCATAAGCATTAAATCCGACATAAAATAACCTCGTAGCCTGAGAGTAAGTCGCGCCAAAATAGTTTTTACTGAGTGTGGTTGTTGCGTGTTGGTTTAAGTCGGCGTTGCCAGTTTGGTCAAACAGTGTATAAACGTTTGGATTATCAACAGGTAACGTTGCAGAGAACGTTGGGTTGATTATGTAGATCCAGTTAGCTTCCAACACGTCAACCGTATTGGCTGGCATAGGAAGTACCTGCTGGTTTGTCTGTGCGCCCATGACCACAATTTCTTGTAGCCAGATGTTAATGCCACGGTTTACAGAGTTTTGTAGTATGTAGAACAGGGCCTGCTTACCAGCCTGTACATACTCCGGTGTCATCTCTTCCGAGGTTTTCCCTGCGTCACGGTACGCGTACGAGATCAACTCATCTACGTTTACTTTAGTTTGATTGTATGTGCCGCTATACGCCATTTAGCGTCCTCTTCCAGCTGCTCGCTTTTGTACTTTTTGTGGGAGGTTGGGTTTTGCTTTACCAGCTTTGACAAACTCTTTACCAACCTTTTTAGGAATGCCAATGGTGCTCTTGCCCTCAGCTGCGGCATACATGGCCCCTAGTTGTGCTTTAGATTTTATTGGCATATTAACAGCCTTTTTTAACTTTACCGCCGCGTTTTTGCATTGGAATAGCTCCCGCTGGAGATACACCTCCGGGGGCTTGCATAGCCGGTGCAGGCGTTGGTGCTGGGGGAGGGGTTAGTCCTGCCGCAGACGGATCTTGTGAAATTAATTGGCCTTGTTGGGCAGGGCCTAATCCTAATGCACGCTTCATTTTTTCCATTTGGCGTTGTTTTTCTAGTGCTGCCATTACAGAGCCACCGGGTGCCATCTTAACCTTGCCACCTTTTTTGTAGGCATCTGGGCCTTTAGCGCCGGTTGGGGCTGCTGCTTTGGCTGGTGTAATTGACTTTACCTTAGAAATGTTGTTCAAATCGCCGGACGATTTTTTAGCCTCGTACACATTAGTCACGCTGCCCCCAGCTTTGTAACGGTTTACCGTGCCGGTGGAGCACTTAGCGCGACCGCCTTTTTTGAGCTTAGACAGGTCAGTCTTTTCACCCTTATGCTCCTGGGCGTCGTGCATCGAAATTGCTTTTTTAACAATTTTTTTGTCCTGGGCAATATCTGCAGACTCTTCTGTTTTATTTTCACGCTTTTCATACGCGGCAACAGCTTTACTTACAGAGCCGCCAGTTTTCATTTTTACGATGCGTTTAAAGTCTTCCATGGTAATTCCTCAAGGTTAATTGTTCTATTTATAATAATACACAAAAAAGGCGTTTTACGCCCCTAAGAATAGCGCTCTTTCACGTTTTCTTCGGTTGATGAGAACGTCTGGCTTGTTCCACATCAGAATGGCGTCTGCCGCTCCTTTGAGGTCATTCTCGTTGATCTTCTTGACCACGGTAGACTTGGCAAAGTTAGTGCCTCCAATGTTGAAGCACAGGCTGTACAGGGCGTCAAATTGGTGTTGCTGTAGGGGTACCTTCACCGAGGTCTCTACGGCCTCGCTACACCACTTTAAATCGCT